AATACTACAGCAGCGCACTTCTTTCACTTTTATAGGATGACGTATCCAAGGAGGCGTTACCGCAGAAGAAGACACCGCCCCCGCAGCCATCTTGGCCAGATCCTCCGCCGCCGCCCCTGGCTCGTCCACCCCCGCCACCGCTACCGTTGGAGAAGGAAAAATGGCATCTTCAACACCCGCCTCTCCCGCACCTTCGGATATACTGTCAAGGCTACCACAGTCAGAACGCCCTCCTGGGCGGTGGACATGATGAGATTTAATATTGACGACTTTGTTCCCCCGGGAGGGGGGACCAACAAAATCTCTATACCCTTTGAATACTACAGAATAAGAAAGGTTAAGGTTGAATTCTGGCCCTGCTCCCCCATCACCCAGGGTGATAGGGGAGTGGGCTCCACTGCTGTTATTCTAGATGATAACTTTGTAACAAAGGCCACAGCCCTAACCTATGACCCATATGTAAACTACTCCTCCCGCCATACAATCCCCCAACCCTTCTCCTACCACTCCCGTTACTTCACACCCAAACCTGTTCTTGACTCCACCATTGATTACTTCCAACCAAATAACAAAAGGAATCAGCTTTGGATGAGGCTACAAACCTCTAGAAATGTGGACCACGTAGGCCTCGGCACTGCGTTCGAAAACAGTATATACGACCAGGACTACAATATCCGTGTAACCATGTATGTACAATTCAGAGAATTTAATCTTAAAGACCCCCCACTTAAACCCTAAATGAATAAAAATAAAAACCATTACGATGTGATAACAAAAAAGACTCAGTAATTTATTTTATATGGGAAAAGGGCACAGGGTGGGTCCACTGCTTCAAATCGGCCTTCGGGTACCTCCGTGGATTGTTCTCCAGCAGTCTTCCAAAATTGCAAAGTAGTAATCCTCCGATAGAGAGCTTCTACAGCTGGGACAGCAGTTGAGGAGTACCATTCCTGGGGGGCCTGATTGCTGGTAATCAAAATACTGCGGGCCAAAAAAGGAACAGTACCCCCTTTAGTCTCTACAGTCAATGGATACCGGTCACACAGTCTCAGTAGATCATCCCAAGGTAACCAGCCATAAAAATCATCCAAAACAACAACTTCTTCTCCATGATATCCATCCCACCACTTATTTCTACTAGGCTTCCAGTAGGTGTCGCTAGGCTCAGCAAAATTACGGGCCCACTGGCTCTTCCCACAACCGGGCGGGCCCACTATGACGTGTACAGCTGTCTTCCAATCACGCTGCTGCATCTTCCCGCTCACTTTCAAAAGTTCAGCCAGCCCGCGGAAATTTCTCACATACGTTACAGGGAACTGCTCGGCTACAGTCACCAAAGACCCCGTCTCCAAAAGGGTACTCACAGCAGTAGACAGGTCGCTGCGCTTCCCCTGGTTCCGCGGAGCTCCACACTCGATAAGTATGTGGCCTTCTTTACTGCAGTATTCTTTATTCTGCTGGTCGGTTCCTTTCGCTTTCTCGATGTGGCAGCGGGCACCAAAATACCACTTCACCTTGTTAAAAGTCTGCTTCTTAGCAAAATTCGCAAACCCCTGGAGGTGAGGAGTTCTACCCTCTTCCAAACCTTCCTCTCCGCAAACAAAATAATCAAAAAGGGAGATTGGAAGCTCCCGTATTTTGTTTTTCTCCTCCTCGGAAGGATTATTAAGGGTGAACACCCACCTCTTATGGGGTTGCGGGCCGCTTTTCCTGCTTGGCATTTTCACTGACGCTGCCGAGGTGCTGCCGCTGCCGAAGTGCGCTGGT